GCCGCGCTGCTTGGCGCCGATACGGCAGACGAGCGCGAAATCCTGATCCAGATCGCGGCCGAAAAGGGCGTGAAGATCGACAAGCGCTGGTCTGACGACAAGATCCGCGCAGCACTTGAGGCTAACTGATGACGACCGCCGTTGACCTTATCACGCTTGCCTTGAAGGACATCGGCGCTCTCGGCATCGGCCAATCCATCAGCGCCGACGACACAGCCGACGCGCTCGCCACGCTGAACATGATGTTGGGTCAGTGGCAGGGCGAACGTCTGAGCGTCTATCACCTGGTCGACACGGCTATCCCGTCGACCGGCGCGCAATCGTACACCGTCGGCACTGGTGGCAATTTCAACGTGCAGCGGCCGATCAAGATCAATGCAGCCTACGCGCGTTTGAATGCCGGCAGCGCAACGCCGATCGATTATCCGGTCACGATCATCGACTCTCGCGAGGACTATTCGCGTATCGCACTGAAGGCGCTGCAATCCTTCCCGTCGTATGCGTATTACGACCCCGCATATCCGCTCGGCAACCTGATTTTCTATCCGGTGCCGGACAGCACGTTCCAACTTCACATCGTGACGATGGAAGCGCTGCCGCAGTTTGCGGCGCCGGCAACGGTCATCAACTTGCCGCCCGAGTACATGGCCGCGATCCGCTACAACCTGGCGCTGTATCTCGCACCGTCGTATCAGATCGACCCGCAGCGCTCGCTCGTCGGCCTTGCACTGAACGCCAAGCGCGTTATTAAGCGCATGAACTGGCAGCCGCAGTCCATGACGATGCCGCGCGGGCTCGGATCAAAGCAGCACTACAACATCTATAGCGGCTCCAACTACTGATGCGAATCCCTCTGACTGGCGGTGCATACGCCGCGAAAAGCGTCATCGCCGATGCGCAGCGCTGCGTGAACCTCTACGCAGAGCAGAACCCGCAGGACGCCAACGCGCCGTTCACGTATTACCCGACACCAGGCCTAACGCTCGTCTCGACGCCTCCGTTAGAGGGTGAGTCGCGCTGCATCTACACCGCATCGAACGGCAAGCGCTATGACGTGGTGGCGGATAGCGTCTATTACGTCGACGCGAACAACAAGTACACGCTTCTCGGTCCGATCACGACGAGATCCGGCCCGGTATCGATGATCGACAACGGCACGAACGCGTTCATTGTTGACGGTTCGGCCACCGGTTACACGGTCGACATAACGAAAAACGTTATGACAACTTGCGCGGACCCGGCATTTTACGGGGCGGATAAGGTCGATTACGTCGACGGCTATTTCATCTTCAATCAGCCGGCCACGCAGCACTTCTACATCTCGAAGTTCCAAGACATCGCGTTCGACCCGCTCGACATCGCATCAAAGAACACTTATCCGGACAATCTCGTCACGCTCGCCGTAATGCACCGTGAAATCTGGCTGTTCGGTGAGTTGACGACGGAGGTTTGGTACAACACCGGCGCCTCGGACTTCACGTTCGGGCGCATGCCTGGCGTCTACATCGAGCACGGCTGTGCGGCGAAACACTCGGTTGCCAAGATCGATCTCGCGCTGTTCTGGCTCGGCAAGGATCTGCAGGGGCAGGGCATCGTTTTTGCCGGCCGGAACTACGCTGCGGAACGGATCTCTACGCACGCGCTAGAGCAGGAGTTTCTAACCTACAGCCGTATAGACGACGCGATCGGCTTTTCGTACCTGCAAGGCGGCCATGCGTTCTACGTGCTGACGTTCCCGACCGCCAATAAGACGTGGTGTTTCGACACCGCAACGGGCGCATGGGCGCAGCGCGCGTACCTAGAAGCCGACGGTTCGCTCAGCCGGCATCGCATGAACTGCCATTCGTTCAACGGCGGGCGCAACCTCGTCGGCGACTGGCAGACGGGCAAGGTGTACGAACTCGACCCGAACGCCTACACGGACGACGGCAACACGATGCTGTATCTGCGCAGCTTCCCGCACATCAGCGGCGCAGACGGCAATCGCGTGCTGTTCCGACAGTTCGTCGCAGATATGGAAGTCGGCAACGGCCTGCCGGATGATTCGGCCGCACCTGAAGTGCGGCTGCGCTGGTCAGATGACCGCGGGCGCAGTTGGGGTAACGCCGTCGCCAACACGCTCGGCAAGGCCGGCGAATACCTGACGTCCATCCAATGGCAGCGGCTCGGCTATGCGCGAGATCGCGTCTTCGAGCTGTCATGGTCGGCCCCCGTCAGGACGGCGCTTAACGGCGCATGGGTCGATGTGTCGAGGGCCCGGACATGAGTGCGCCGACGAACTTTCCGGACGTCGGCGTGCCGATGGTCGACCCGAAGACCGGGCGTCTGTCGGTGGTTTGGTTCCAGCTCCTGCTCGCGCTGTTTTCCCGCACTGGCGGAACGTCCGGGAATTCGTCGTCGGATCTCCTTGTTAGCCAGGTCGACGAGGCGTTCCAGCAGCTTCAATCGCTCGTCGCACCGAATTACGCGACGGACCAGGCTAGACGCATCTCTGATGTCGAAGCGGCAATTTCCGCGCTTGTTTTGTCGATCGGGAGCGCAGAACCAGATTCGTTCGTGCCGACGCACGGCATTCAGGATGCGCCTGACCTTCACGCGTTGGCGACGAGTGCCGCAGCCGGCTTCATGTCGAGCGCTGACAAGGCGAAGCTCGACGCGATGAGCGCGACTGTTGAGGACAAGTTTCTGTCTGGATCTGGCTTCACTCCGGGCACGACAACAAGCCTCACGCTCACGAAGGCATACGCAAGCACCGCGGCTGTGATGGTGCATTTCGACGGCGTGTTCCAAGGCAGCGACCAATACACGATCAGCGGTAACACGATCACCTTCACGTCGGCGATTCCAGTCGGGACGCAGACAGTCTATGCCAGAGGGTAAGCATGACAACGACTTATAAAGAACTGGTCAAGGGCGCGAGCCTCACCGGGACGGCTGTATCGCTCTACGTGGCCCCGGCTGCAACGTCTGCATCTGTGCAAGCTGCAAGCGCCAACAACCCGACAGCGGGCGTTGTAACGCTCAACGTCTACAAGGTGCCGTCCGGGCGCATTGCTGATGGCACGACGCGCATCGCTTCGAAAAACATCGGCATTGGCGCGACCGCTCAGTTTCCCGAGCTCGTCAATCACAAGCTAGAACCTGGAACGGCGATCTATGCGGACGGGAACGGCTGCTCGATCAGCGTCAGCGGCATCGAATACGTGAAGGACTCGGCGTGAGCGTAATCAGGCGATGCTAAGGAAAATATTCGACAGCATCGGCGCCGAGCGCCAGGGTATCTCCTGGCCTTCATTTCGGGCGCACTTTAGGGGATGGCTCATCCATCCCCTAATGTCGGGCGGCTTAAAGGCCGGCGCAGTGGTACAGCGCGGCCCCGAAGTTCATATCGTGTTTTTCTCCCCTCCACAGGCCAGCATTCGCGCTCACCTGGTTCGGCATCTGCAGCGAACCATCGATGAATTCGGGTTTGCCGAAACGCTTGTCGAGATCGGAAACGAGAAAAGCATGCGCTTCTGCGAACGGCTCGGGTTCGTCCCGGTTGAGACAAGAGGAAGGTCAATCTTCATGCGCTGCACACAATTCGAATACGCGAGGCAAAAATGAGTCTTATCGGCAGTCTTGTTGGCGGTGTTGCCAGTGTCGCGGGCGGGTTGCTAGGTGCAAACGCAAGCAAGAGCGCGGCAAGTACGCAGTCTGACGCGGCGAAGTACGCCGCGGACCTCCAAAACCAGCAATATCAGCAGACCGCCCAAAATCTTCAGCCGTTTACGGATTTTGGCAAAAGCAACATATCGGCACTTCAGGCGGCGATCAGCAATCCGGCGCTAACGCAGCAGTTCTCGTATGGCGCCTATAACGCTCCCGCAGCTTTCTCGGCTCCGACCGCAGCGGATGCACAGGCCACTCCCGGCTATCAGTTCACGCTCAACCAAGGTCTGAAGGCGGCGCAAAACAGCGCGGCGGCTCGCGGGCTTGGCACGTCCGGCGCGGCGCTCAAGGGCGCGTCGAACTACGCGACCGGACTGGCGGATTCGACCTATAACGACGTGTTTAATCGCGCGCTGCAAAGCTACAACACGAACTTCAATACGTCGCAGTCGGCCTACAACACGAATTACAACAGCGCGCTCAGTCAGTACAACACGAATCAGCAGACGCTTGGAAATCAGGTCAACCGTTTGTCTAATGCGGTAACGATGGGGCAGAACTCGGCGGCTCAAACTGGATCGCTCGGGCAGCAGGCGGTGTCGAATCAGGCCAATTTGCTTACTGGCGCGGCGAATGCAACGGCGGCCGGCACGGTCGGCGGCGCTAACGCACTGACAAGCGCGCTAAACGGCGTTGGAAGCAACGCGATGCTCTACGGCTTGACGCAGAACAACGCGGGCGGCGGCGGATCAGGCGTTTCCGGGCTTTCGACATTGCGCGCGAACCTCTCCAGCGATCCGATCGCGTCTCTGAATGCCAGCCAAGGCTGGACGGTATAAGGACACTTCACGAATGCCGATCGATACGAACATTGCGCTCAACGCGAGCGCGCCGGCCCCCATCAATCCGCTTCAAACGGCGCTTCAGGTCGCTCAGTACCGCGCATATAACGCCAACGGACTCGCGGCGCAGCAGCAGCTTGACGCCAACAATGCAGCGTCTAAGGCGTTTCAGCAGTCGACGGACGCCAGCGGGAACACTGACTACAACAAATTCCGGTCGATCATGGCGGGGAGCGGGGTAGGGTACAACCTTCCGCAGATCAACAAGAGCATTCTCGATGCTCAACAATCTCAGCAAACGCTTGACCGCGGCGCCATCGGACTTAGCAACGACAAGATCGACAACGCCAAAAAGATGTTCAGCACTGTGACACAGCGTCTTGGCTCGCTTGATCCGCAAGACCCGCAGTTCGCTGCTCACGCGATGGATTTGGGACATCAGCTTGTAACCCAATTCGGCGTCGATCCGCAAATGGTCATTCATGAGTTGTCGGCCATCCCGCAGGACGCTTCAGGGCGTGCAGCATGGCGGAACAGCGCACTTGCCTCTTTGCAAGATGCCGGCGCTCAGCTCGGCTCGATCACGCCGAAGCCGGTCGTCCAGGATCTCGGCGGCTCGTATCAGGTCAACGATTCGAACGTCATCACGAACCCGAGCTACATCGGGTCGACGATGAGTAAGTCGTTGACGCCGGGCGAGTATAACCAGCCGGTCAATGTCATGGGGCCGAACAATACGCCGGGTATCAAGCCATTGGGCGAGGCATATGGCGGCGTCACTGGAGCAGGCACGCCGCAGATCAACATCCCGCCGCTGCCGACCGGTGCGAACCCGCAAGGCGCGGGACAAGCCGCTCCGATGCCCGGTCAAGCGCCTGGCGCGGGGCAGCCGCACTTCGTGGCGACCGGCCTTCCTCCTGGCGCAAGTGGCATTGCAGACGATGGCGCCAAGCGTGTGGCGAGCCTTCAGCAGGCCGCACAGCAGGCCAAGCCGCTCATGCAGACTTACGACTTGGCGGCCCAAGCCCTCAAGGGAACGATGGCCGGCAAGGGCGCCAATGCGGCGCTCAATGTGCCGGCGCTGCTCAACACGTTCGGCATTCAGGCTGGCTCTGATGCGGTGAAGAACAATCAGCTTCTCGCCAACTACCTGAACAGCGCGGCCGATCAGGCAGCGGCATCGCTCGGCTTGTCCGGCAGCGATTCGCGACTGGCGGCAGCGAAGGCGGGGCAACCCGACCCGAACAACATGAACGGGCCGGCGTTGCTTGAGTCGATCAACCACGTCAAGGGATTGCAGCAGGCGGTTCTCGATCGCCAGCAAGCAACGACCAATTTCCTCGCGCAGAACGGCAACAACACGTCTGCGCTGCCGCAGTTTGAGGCGAAATGGAATCAGTCGTTCAATCCGGACGTTTCGTATATCCGATCGCTTGGCTCGCCAGAGGATCAGCAGGCAGCCATGCATAAGCTGAAGGCATCTGGCCATTTGCAGCAGTGGACGAAGGATTATCAGGCAATGAAAGCCTTGGGGGCGTTCTAAATGGCAGATCCGCTGCTCGATATGGCGAACGCGGTGCAATCTGGCAAAGCCGTTTCGACGGCGGCGCCCGGCGCTGCGACGTCTACCGGCGATCCTTTGCTTGACATGGCAAACAGCGTCATGTCGGCAAAGGCTGCGCCAGCAACAACCGCTCCCGCCGCTCCGCAAAGTGAGCAATGGAAAGCGCCCGGTTCGGTGACTATGGGTATCGGCGACGTCATCAAGGGCGGCGTTCAGTCGCTGGTTCATGGTGGCGCCTGGCTCGCCGACAAGGTTGCGCCTGATTCGCAGTTTGCGAAAGACATCAACGCCGCCGTTCCGCAAGTCGACCAGACGATTCAGTCTCAAGACGCGCAGTATGCACAGCAGCGCGCGGCCCAAGGTGGATCGGGCATTGACCTCGGGCGCGCGGCCGGCAACGTGATCGGCAGCGCTCCGCTGATGGCGCTTCCTGCCGGCGCTGGCGGTGGCTTGCTCATGAAGGCTGGTGCTGGCGCTGTATCTGGATTGGCGAGCGGTCTTGTTACGCCTGTGACCGATGCAGGAAGCACCTACGCGCAGCAGAAGGCGTCGCAGATCGGCACCAGCGCAGCCGTCGGCGCGGTCGCCAATCCGCTCATGAGTGCGATTGGTAGCGCGGTATCGCCGACTGTAGGCGCTGCGCAGCGCAAGCTGCTCGACGCAGGAGTTCCGCTTACGCCGGGCCAAATCCTCGGCGGCGCCGCGGCGCGCACCGAGGCGAAACTGACCAGCGTCCCGTTCCTCGGCGACATGATTAAGAACGGCCAGCAGCGCGCGGTGCAAGGCTTCAACAAGGCGACATACGACCAGGTTCTTGAGCCGCTCGGGCAGAAGTATTCCGGGCCGGTCGGGAATGAGGGCGTGGCGGCGGTCCAAAAGACCATCGGTGACGCCTACGATAGCGCGCTGTCGAAACTGACGTTCAAGCCTGACGCGCAGTTCCAATCGGATCTCGGCAATCTCACGCAGATGGCGCAGTCTCTGCCGGCCGCGCAGCAGCAGCAGTTCATGAACGTTCTGAAAACGCAGGTTGCGGGCAAGCTTTCTCCGCAAGGCACGATGGACGGCCCGACGCTCAAGGGCGTTCAAAGCGAACTTGGCCGGATCTCTCGCGGGCTTACCGGCGATCCTTCATTCGATAATCAGCAGCTCGGGCAAGCGATAGGCGAGATCAAAAATATCGTTGAGTCGTCGCTGCCGCGGAACAACGCCGCTGACGCTGTACAGGATCTGACGAAAGCGAACGCTGCCTATGCAAACTTCGTTCGTCTGCGCGGTGCGGCCGGCTCTCAAGGTGCGATGAACAATGAGGGCGTTTTCACTGCAGCGCAGTTGAATAGCGCAGTGCGGGCGGCTGACAAGTCAGCCGGCAAGGGCGCATCAGCAACCGGTAACGCGTTGATGCAGGACTTTTCGAGCGCAGGACAGTCGGTGCTTGGCTCGAAATATCCGGACTCTGGCACGCCAGGTCGGTCACTGTTGGCTCTCATGGGCCCGGCCGCACTTGGACATGCGTTCGTTCCTACCTACACAGCACCGCTTGCCGCGGCTATCGGCGCGGGTGCGCTGCCTTACACGGCGGCAGGACAGAAGGCCGCGCAAGCGTTACTTACTTCGCGCCCCTCGTTCGCGGCACCAGTAGGGAATGCGCTTTCGCGCTACGGGGTCCCAATCGCCGCGCCGGCGTCCAATGCGCTCCTCCGAGCGCTCACAGGCCAGTAGGACTATTGCCTTGATTCTCGGGTAGGCGACTGAAAGCGCCGAAATGCAGGCGGTCGTGAAAATCATTCGCCAAATCTGATCGTTGTTCATTCTTTCTCCCCGGCCCCGCCATCGTGCGGGGCTTTTTATTTGAGGCACGCATGCAGCTTCTTGCCAATGGCAAACAGCAGTTTATCGACCAGAACGGCGCTCCGCTCGCAAATGGCTCGGTGTACTTCTACGCGCCGGGAACAACGAACCCGAAGTCGACGTATCAAGACAATAGCGGCTCGGCACTCAACACGAATCCTGTCCTACTCGACAGCCGCGGTCAAGCGGTTATATGGGGAAGCGGGACATATCGGCAGGTCGTGAAAGACTGGAGCGGCGTGACGATATGGGACCAGCTCACGTGCGACGCAAACGCCGGCCTGACGGGCAACATCACCGACGCCAAGTTCGCCTCCGGGCCCGACTTCACGCCTGGCACGACGACCGTGCTTACGCTGCCCGTTGCGCCCGGTTCGCCGTCCAATCTGTGGGTGTTCTTCGACGCTGCATTCCAGGCTGACGACCAGTATTCGGTGAGCGGGACGACGCTGACTTTCAACTCGCCGATTCCGGTCGGCGTGCAGGAAGTCAATATCAAGATCGGCGCCACGATCGCCGTCGGCGTGCCGAACGCGGGCTCAGTTGCGGACGCGTCCATTGCGCCCGGATCTGCGCTTGCTAACCGGATCTCGCAGTTGGTCTTTGTGACCGATCCGCGATTCGGCGCGAAAGGCGATGGAGCGACCAACGACTCCGCAGCGTTCCAGGCAGCCATCACATACGCGTGCAACACGTTGGGCGGCGGCATGGTTGTCGTTCCTGAAACGCCGGGCGGCTATCTGTTCGGCTCGGCCGTTTCTATGCTGTCCAATGTGACTGTTCTTGGGCTCGGGAAGCCGAAGATCACGCAGGCGAACAACACGAACATTTCGAACTTCTTCCAGTTCGGAAGCGCGTCGAACGCTTACATCAAGGATCTCTACATCGATGGCAATCGGGACAACAACACAAACGATCTGACGCATACGATTATCCATCTGCAAGGCGGCACGGACGTTGGCGTGATGGGGTGCACTTTCGTGAACGTCCCTGGCTACGGCGTGGCATCGAACGCGATACGCGCTCGCATTACGGGCAATCGCATTAGTAATATCTACGGCTCCGCTTTCGCCATTTTCAACGCCGCTGCGGGCAACACCGGGCCGACGTCGGCGTTTTTGCGCGTCGAGGAAAACTACTGCGATGGGCTTTGCCTCGGCGCGATGATTCTCGGCAGTTCCGATCACGCCACCGTGCGGGACAACACATTCGTCGGGTCGCAGATCGGTGGCCGCGGAAACCGGCTGACAATCAGCACAACGGGCACGACTGTCACCTGGATGAGCGGTCCTCAGTTCACCACCATTCAGCCGGGCATGTTCGTTGTCGTGAACGGCGGCCAGGAATATCAAGTCCTGTCGGTGCAGAGCGCCACGTCGCTGACTGTCACGTCCCCCATGCCCGCGCTGTCGAGCGTCCCGGCGTCCATCGGAACCGGCGACATTCTCGGCGTGGTGAACAGTTCCTACGCGGATATTTCGGGTAACAAGTTTGTCGGTGGTGTGACGTTCGGGATTGCGCTGAGCCTAGGCGGAGCATCGTGGGGCACGGCGCACAACCTGATTAGCGGGAACCACTTCTCGTATAGCGGGAAAAACGCAATCAATGTCTCCTACGACAGCGGTAGCGGCTTCCTGTTCGACAACTCGATCGTCGGGAACTTCATCTACAACGCCGGCAGTTCGCCGGGCGGTGGCTCGCTGGACAAGATCAGCATTTTTCTCTTCGGCCAGTTCGCCGGGAAGCTGGAAAACACCTTTGTCGACGGTAACTACTGCTCAACCGATAGCGGAGACGGGCAGCAGCCGTACTGGTTCGGCACCGACGGAAGCCTTGATCTAGGTAGCGTGAAGATCGGCTCAAACGCTGCGATCGGGTTTGCCAACGCGGGCATTGTTGGCGACGTCGGTTCAATCACGCTCGGCGCGGCGTGGGGCAGTTCGGCATCTGTCTCGAACATCGTATCCACTGGTCGGTCGCTTCAAATCACGATCACGGCTAACGGTTCCGGTGTCGGCTCGGGCTCGGCGTCCATTGTGGTCCCGAAGATTTGCGCCGCACCAGATCTGCCCGCGCTTGTTTCCGCAAAGGTCCAAACCACGACCGGGGCGCTCGCGCTGATGTGGGGTGAGCAGACGAGCACGCCGGGCGGGTGGAATGCAACCTACTCCGGCACTCCGTCTGCGGGTGCAACGTACACAATTCTTTTCCAGGCATAACCATGAAGAAGATCATTCTTTCTGCACTTCTGCTGTTTGCTGGCGTGGCGCACTCGGCCACGACCAATCCCGTCCAGCTCTTGAACCCTGCCGGCTCGACGGCGGGGCAGGCTGTCGTCTCGACCGGCTCGGGCACTCCGCCGACATGGGGCGCAGTTGCGCTTACCGGCGTATCGGGCACGCTCGCTATCGCTAACGGCGGGACGGGCGCAACAAGCGCAAGCGTTGCACTGTCGAATCTCGGCGCGGCGCCACTGGCCGGCGCGACATTCACCGGGCTCATTACGCCGTCTAGCGCGATCGGTATCAAGGGCACCGCGACGAACGACAACGCGCAAGCGGGCAGCGTCGGCGAGTATGCGTCGGCGACCGGAACATCGGTCACGCTAACTTCCGGCGCAAGCGCCAATCTGACGTCGATCTCTTTGACTGCTGGCGATTGGGAAGTGAGTGGATGGGCGGTTGTGTCGGGCGGAACCACGACCACATTTGCGCAGGTCGGCCTCTCGGCAACCTCTGCATCCTTCGATGCGGCAGCGGGTCGATACATCGGCATCAATGCGTCGGTCACTTCCGGTGGCGTATCGCTCGCCACGCTGCCAAACCGCTTCAGTCTGTCGGCAACGACGACGATCTATCTCGTCGGTCAGGCGCAATGGACGGGTGGCACGGACTCGGCAACCGGCTTTATTCGAGCTCGGCGCGTGCGCTGATCCTTCACTCATGGCAACGCAGCCGCCTTCGGGCGGCTTTTTCATTTCTGGATCTTCCCCATGAAAGAAGCCGCTTCGGCCGTTGCGCAAACGGTCGCACAAGTCGCGCCCCCTTGGTACGCAACAGCGTTGGCGTGGAGTGACTCCAATTTCCCGCGCGTGTTGCTCGCGCTATCGGTCATTTACACCGCGCTTCAAATCTACTCGTCCATCAAGCGCCTGCGCAAAGGGGATGCGAATGTCGATGAATAGCCAGAACCGCCAAACACTGATCGCCGAGCTGCGCCGCGATGAAGGCGTGCGGTATGTGGTCTATAAAGACACGGCCAAACCCCCGAAAGACACGACCGGCGTCGGTCACAACCTGGAAGCGAAACCGCTGCCGGCTGGCTGGAAGTATCCCCTCAACGACGTTCAAGTCAATTCGCTGCTTGACGACGACCTTGAGGACGTATTTCACGATCTCGACCGCAACCTGCCGTGGTGGACCGATCTCACGGACATGCGCCAGCGTGTGCTCGCAAACATGTGTTTCAACATGGGGATCGGACGACTGTTCGGGTTCAAGAAGGCGCTCGTCGCCATGCGTCAGGGCAAGTTTTCGATCGCCGCCGACGAAATGCTTGATTCCAAGTGGGCGCGAGAGGACGTCGGTATCGGCACACCTGACAAGCCGGGCCGCGCGCTGCGTCTCGCGAACATGATGCGACAAGGAGTCTGACATGGACTGGAAAGCGATTCTCGGCGGTGTCGCGCCGACTCTGGCGACGGCGCTGTCAGTCGTCGGCGGTCCTGCCGGCATGGTTGCGGGCGCTGCACTTCGCACGGTAAGCGCAGCCGTGCTCGGGCATCAAGACGGCACATCCGACCAGGTGACGCAGGCGATTCAAGCCGGCCTGTCGCCGGACGCGATTGCAGCGCTTCAGAAGGCCGACAACGACTTCAAGGTTCAGATGGCGCAGATCAGCGCGGCAACAGAACAGGCGTCGATTAAGGCCGGCTCTGACGCCATCGGCGACGTCAACGTGACGATGCAGTCTGAGTCGAAGGCAGATCATTGGCCGTCGTACACGTGGAGACCGTTTATTGGCTTCACGTTCGGCTTCTACATCATTTCGATGTTCGTGCTGCCGCTGTTCCATGTGCAGCCGGTTTCGCTCTCTGCGGATCTGACGCTGACAATTGGCGCGGTCCTCGGCGTGGCGTCGTTCTTCCGCGGCAAGGCGCAGGCCGATCCCCGGATTAACACAGATAACAGAGGGTAAGGGGCTGACTGGAGGTAAGGGTTTACAATATAATCAGACCATATCAACCCCGGTCCCAATCCAAAATGAAAACAACCGCTGCCGTCCTGTTTGCTGTCGCCGTTGTCATCGCTTATGTGCCGGCCGTTCTGACGGGCGCCATTAGCTGGAGCATGTAAGAAGCAGGCCGCCTCCGGGCGGTTTGTCTCGCTCACTTGACATAATAGAGTTTATCGAAATTCCCGGATCGTGTTCGCTAGGCGATTGTCATCCTCTTGGGTCCATCCTGGCTCGAAAGAGGTCAAGCTGTGCCACAGCATGTAAGCGCCCCATGCCCA